CCTGCCCCGTGGCTGCTCCGGATCTTCGGGCGCAAGACGGTACCCATCCGGGTGAAGCTGCCCACGGCGGGCAGCCTTATCCAGATGTCATCGCTCTTCACGCGGATGGAGATCGACCTGCAGCACCTGCATGACGGCAACTTCGGCAGCGTCTTGGAACAGATCGCCAAGCACGGCGTCACCACCTCACGGATCATCGCCTATGGTCTGCTGCGTGGCACATGGTCGGCACGATTGCTGAACCGTCCGCTCGCCTGGTATATCCGGCAACACATGCCGATGCAGGGATTGGCGGAACTGGCCAAGATCATCGTGCTGATGAGCACGAGCGAGGCTTTTGTGAGCATTATCGCATCGGTCGCTTCGCTGAACCTGATGAAGCCGACGGAGGCGAGCCAGCCGACAGAGACCGGGAGTTAAAGGAGGAGTATGATCCTCCCCATAGCCCGTTCGGACAGATCTACACCCTCGTGCAGCAGGGGGCATTCACGTATGATGAAATCATGAACCGTATCCCGTGGTGCGTCGTTTTGACCATGATCAGCGACCAGGGACGGATGCGGAAGAAAAAAGAAAAGGAAGAGACCCTCCAGAGCGAAGAGGAGGAGCTTGAATTTTTCGGATTAAAGTAGTAAAAGAGACAAATGGCACAGACAGATCCCGTATATATCACCTTTGAATTTCGTGGCGACATCGATAAAGAGGTCAATAAAGTGACGCTCGGCATCAAGGGGCTGCGCGACGAAGCGGCAACGACCTATAAAAAGTTGATTGCCGACAGTTCGGCCGCCTACAACGCCATGAGCGCCGAGAGCCGCAAGCTCGCCACGACGATGCAGGAGAATATCAGCAGTCTGCGTTCGCTTTCCGCGATGCAGGAACAGCTGGACCGGGAGCTTGAGGCCGGGACCATAAGCCTTTCGGGGTATACGCAGGCAAAAGCAGCCTTGGCGCTGCAGGAGAGCAACCTAAGAGTGGTGATTAGTCAGGGGATGCAGCAGCTGCAACAGCAGATGGCCACCGAACAGGAGGCGTCAGACAGCGTGGTCGCCCTGACACGCAAGTTGCAGCAACTGACCGAGGCCTATTCCCGGCTTTCCAAAATGGACCGTGAAGGTTCGGCCGGAAAGGAAATTTTGGAACAGATCCAAAGCGTGGATAATGAACTGCAGACCGCGCAGACCCGTCTGTCTGCGTACAGCCGTACGGCCGGAACCGGTTTCAACAGCCTGCAGATGTCGATCCAGCAGGTGGCACGTGAGCTGCCCTCGCTCACCATGGGGGCGAACATGTTCTTTCTCGCCATCTCGAACAACTTACCTATCTTGGTCGATAACATCAACATGGCTCGCCGGGAGTATCAGGCAGCCATCAAGGCCGGACAGCAGGCCACGCCGGTCTGGAAACAGCTGCTCGGCGGGATCGTCAGCTGGCAGACGGCCCTCGTCGTCGGTATCACATTGCTGACCGTTTATGGCAAAGAGATTACTGCCTGGACCAAAAGTCTGTTCGGCGCCCGTCAGTCGCTTGCCGATGCCTTGGAAACGCTCGAGGAGTTTCAGGAGTCGGTCGCCAAAACATCCTCCACAACGCTCACACAACTGCAGAGAATGTCTGCCGAATGGGAGAAACTGGGCGACAACATCCAGGCGAAAGAACAATACCTCCTAAAGAACCGCACTGCCTTCGAGCACTTAGGTGTCTCGATCGGCAAGGTGACGGATGCCGAGAACCTGTTCAACCAAGGCAAGGAGGCGTTTGTCGCCTCGGTGATGGCGCGTGCCCGTGCCTCCGCCGCGATGACGCTCGCCACCGAGAAATACAACGAAGCGATCCGCAAGCAGCTGGAGGTGGACCGGATGGCTGATACGCAGAGCTATGCCATACAGGGTGGCCAGTTCGGGCAGACCACCTATGTGTCGGGTGAGAACCTTTCGAAAAAGAAGGCTCAGGCAGAAGCAGACAGCCTCTTCGACGAAGCCCGCAAAGTATTGGAAAGAGGGCTGGAATACAGCGAAGAGGAGCGCAAATCCTTGGAAACTGCCAATCTGAAGACTATCCATACCCTTGAGCAGGGAAGCGTGGAAGCGATCAAAGCATCCATCGCGGCAAAAGAAGCTGCCTTGGACAAACTGACCAACAAACAGGACTATGAAGCGGCCCTCAAGGAAATAGAGGAGGAAAAGAAGAAATTGGAAGCAATCATTGGCTCCACAGGAGGCAAAGTGGGCAAAGAACCGGCCCCGCTTGGATCGATTGCCTATTATAACGAATTGATCGCAAAGATGAAGAAGCTGCGCGATCTTGCCACAACGAACAAAGACCGTTCCGCCTTTGCCGAGCAGATCAAGGAATACGAAGAGAAGGTCGCGGAAATGGAGAACCAGATCATCATTTCCGGGAAAAAGATCGCCATGGAGACCCTGCAATCCTCACTCGAAGGAATCAAGGTCGATGTAAAGTTTGACAACCGCAACGTGTTGGAAAAGGCGTTCGGCAAGTTCGACACAAGCGACCTTGACCAGATGCAGGAGAAGATCGACAAGGAGCTTAACCGACCGATCAAGGAGGCTCGCGAGGGAATAGTCCTTCTGATCGACCAGTGGGACAGACTTTCGGATGCCGACCAGGCAAGCCTCTTGGCCGAGGAGTGCTATAAAGTGGCTGACGGCATCTCGATGGCTGCTGAAACTGCCGAGCTCTTCAACGAAG